TTAGGTTGGAAGCCTTAACTCCATACCTGCATAAAGCGTATCATCAAGTGTCATTCCATTATGCTCTGCAAGTTCTGCTGCTCTGCCTTCATCTCCAAGGTAATCTCTTGCAATCTGGCAGAAACTTCCTCCTGGTTCTACAACTGCCACACTCTCTTCTTTCTCCTGCGGTGTTCCCTCTGCCGGCTCTTCCTCATTTCCTGCTGGTGTATCATCTTTAGAAGAATAATATTTAGCTTCCATGGCCGCCTGATAGTCTGCATAATTGTATCCTGCAGCTTCCAGTTTCTCTCTACGCTCATCACCATTACCATATTCTCCGCGATAAATTGCATCAATTACATCTTCGTCAAGCTCCTGGCTTGTCTGATCATCTGATTCTATTGATTCATCCTCATTACTTATATCTGAAACACCAACAAGCTGATTATATACTTCATCTCGCATAATGTCGTAATCGACTCTTGTTCCATCATCAAGATGATGGTCACTTGATTCCTGAGACATAGCAAATTTATCATCACAGATTTCTCCATCATCATTCCAGTGGGCTTCCCATATAAGTGCACCATGTTCAATAAGCTCATCTACATTCATATAAGTATTAAGCCAGCTATGACTAGCATAGATTCCTTTAGCCTTAATATCTGCCAGTTCGTCAAGCCAAGTAATAGCCAAAGCCTGTGTACTATAATAATCAATGCCATGTCTTTCCTTATATCCGTCAGCATCCTCTATATCAAGAAATACCCCTATAGGATTGCTCTTGTTATACCACTCTCTGACATGAGCTGCTTCACTTCTCGACTGCTCGTTATCAGCTGCATACTGGTATAAATACAGTGCATAAGGTATATTTCTAGCTTCGCACTCATTTATATATGTCTGAGCCATGGTGTCACACTGGCTGCACTCGCTATCATCCGCGCTTAAATCACTTCCATATCCACAGCGAATAATTACAAAATCATAATTATCCTTAATATAATCAAAATTAATATCCCCCTGATGGCTGCTTATATCTATTCCTTTTTTCATAATTAAATCCTTCTTTCTGTTTTAATTCAAAAAAGGAAGGCTGTTACACCTTCCTTAAAAATAATAAGTATCAATTTTGTGTTACTTAAGTATTAATTATCTTTAATCTGCTTATAAATCTGATTTACACCAGTACTAGCAAGACCTGACATAATACCAATGCTGATGGCAGTAATAATATCTGTTGCAGGGAAATCAGGCATGATATACATTGCAGGAATTGCAATGATTCCACCAATAACACCCACAATAACTGGAATAAGCTTATCAGGAGTCTTACTCCAAGCTTTACAGCCTATTCCTGCTAAATAGCAGATAACAACAATTGGTAATACTGTTACATAGTTTGATAAATCCATAGCTTAACACACTTACCCTTTCTTCTCTAAATCTTCAATCCTATGGTTTGCGACCTTGATTTTTTCTTCCTGAAGTGCGGTCATTTCTTCAAGCTTAAATGTTCTTTCAATAACATTGTTATGCTTATCAACCCGTTTTGTTAATTCAGACAGCTTATAATCAATCAATGCTATTGTTTTGTTGTGCATTACATAGTTATTCACCAAGCAAACAACTAATGTAACAAGTGCTGTTATAATAGCTTCATTCATGCCCTTCCCTTTCTTTAAATTTTGATATTAAAAAAGCACCTCAAAGCTATGAAGTGCTTTAATCAATTATTTTTTTGAATGATAAATTACCATTTGTTCTAGGTATAAAAGCAAATTTGCCAAGCTGTAAGCTGTTCGTATACTCACCATCCGTAACATACAGCTTCCTATTACTGAAATATGCAACTTCTGTGTTGTTCTGTGAAAATGATATTCTATCATTTTGTATTTTTAATACTAATTCACTGCCCGCTTCACCTAGTACAATATTTCCGTCAACAAACCTGATATACTTACTGATTTCATTAAATCTAGTATCCGTATTATTTGATACATCCGCAAGGTTTTTAGTAAGATTATTAAACTGCATTTCAAAGCCTTGTGCCGTATGCTCCATAGAAGAGCTTAACGAACTAACAAGCTTATCCGTCGCATCTTTAGTGTAATATGATTCAGACATGGTCTGTTTAAGACTTTTTTCGGATGTACTTATATCCGCTTCGAATCTTTGTTCAAGCTGTGTTATAGTATTCGACATATCATTAACCACAACCCATGCCGAACCATTCCACTGCTTTAATATCGGCGGTTCTAAAGATGTATCTAACCACATATAAGTTTTATCTGCAGGTTCTGTTTTACTTTGGATTGCTGCATCTTTACCATTAATGCCATTAGTTCCCATCCTTCCAACTGAATAAGCTGTAATTGATGTATTATCCGTATAGGTAGTAACCGTCTTAGTCCATAAATATTGTCCAGCACTAACAGCTGGTATTGTTGTTGACCATACCCCTGAAGGTATTGCTGTACCGCTTGAAGATGCTTTATAAGTAACGGTAGATGAACTTATTCCTTTCCCATCTTTTCCATTGACACCATCAGCCCCCATTTTACCAATGGAATAACTTGTTGACATGGTTTTATCTGTATATGTGATTATCGTTCTCGTCCATAGGTACTGATTAGCTGATACATTCGGAATACTTGTCAGCCATGTTCCTGATGGCACATCACTGCCTGATGTACTAACCTGATAGCTTACCGAGGTTGATGATATTCCTCTCCCATCAGTTCCATCTTTTCCATCTGCTCCATTCTTACCGCTGTCTCCATATGCACCTATAACTCTCTTCAATGTATCATCTGAAGTACCGTCTGAATAACTTATTGTTTCGTAATTCCACAGATACTTATTTGTTGCTGTCATAATTTGAACTGAATCATACCATTTGGAAGGTGCAGTTGAATTGCTTGGGCTTACAGCGTAATGTTCAGTTATACCCGTTATGCTTATTCCATCTTTACCATTTGTTCCGTCTGCACCATTAACACCAAAATGTCCTATTATAACAGGGCTTGTAATTGATAATGTAGTATTGTTTGAACCCGTTACTACTTCATAATTCCATAAATAGGGCTTGTCTTTTGTAATTGTCTGAAAAGTTGTAGTCCATCCACCAGTGTTTGTTGTGACACCACTTGAAGCTGATGTTGCAAGATAGTAATTAGTAATACTCTTTACCGCTTCTCCTGCACTTCCATTAGTACCTTTATAACCTACACTATAAACTGTCTGTGCTGTTTTATCTGTAAATGTGTATATTGTTCTTGTCCACAGATATTGTCCATTATTAACTGTTGGAATTTCTTTTGTCCATGTTCCTGTTGGTGCTGTTGTTCCTGAAGATGATGCCTGATAGCTTACCGAGGTTGATGATATTCCTCTCCCGTCAGTTCCATCTTTTCCATCTGCTCCATTTTCACCATTTATACCATTTATCCCCTGATAGCTTACAGCATAAATTGTTAAAATCGAATCATCTGTATATGTTATTTCCGTTTTTGTCCATAAATATCTTCCCCTGGAAACGGACGGAATATCTTCCGTCCATTTTCCTGTTGTTGGTGCAGATGTTCCGCTCTCACCCTCCTGATACAATACAGAAGAGCTCTTTATGCCTATGTTTTTCTTAATTTGGCCACTGACAGTCTGTACATATTGATTAAGCTGTTCCATCTGTGATAACTGCTTTTCCGTTAATGTCTTATATGTTGTTCCTAATGTAAGCTTTGTATTTTCAGGCTTAAGCAGCTCCCTTGAGAGCTTACTTACAATAAAATTTTGATTTTGAATAGAATGTGGCTTTGTGTTAACCTTGACATATCTTCCAATTCTGAAACTGTTTACATCTGCCATTTCTCCATCTATTGTTGCGCCATTTAAATCTGCTGCACTTACTTCAATAGAAGCAGTAAATTGTGCCATATCATCAATATATGCCTGTCCTTTGGACTTAAGGTTAGATGCAACTGTTACATCATCCCATGTGTTTGTAGTAAATATATAACCATATTTAGCAACTGCTTCAGCATTATACACATAGTCAACATTGTTATTAACAGCTTTTATTGTTAATCTCTCTGATGTTTCGTTACCCTGTTCATCTTTCAATTTTGCCCCTAAAGGAATAAGGGCTGTTGCAAAACTCTCAGCTTTAATCTTCTTTTGTAGGTCAAGAAGATTCTTACCGAATTCTATCGTCTGATTGCTCAACATATTAAAATCCGCAAGGTAATCAATGTAATTGCCATCTGCTTCATGGCGCACCCACAAATGACCGCCAAGATGGTCAATAAGCTTTGCATTTAACTCATCCCATGTACTTACATAGTCGCTATTAGACCTTACTATGTAATCATTCGGATCTGTTACGGTTATATTGCCGACCTTAAACTGCCTTGCTTCATCTACCTGTGCATTATGGTTATTAATATACTGTGTAAACAGCTCTGCAGGTGTTCCACTTTGCCCTTCAGCAGGAAAGGAATACGGTCTTTGAATAGAATCCAATAAAAAAGCAAGTTCCCCTTCACAAGAAACCTGCTTTTCATTATAGAAACCTGTTTTTTCATCATAAACCCTGCCCCTGAACAATGGCTCTTTTATTCCATCTTCATACACAGTTATGATAGATTTCATTTTTTCTATGAAATTGTAATACGGATGGTCAGGATAGATGGTAAATATGAAGGAACCTACCTTGTTATCCTCCTGACTCACCTTTGGATTGATAAGCTTAAGCTGTTCCAATGATGTATCTAATATCCGCTTATCATCACTAAACGCTATTATTCGCATCTACAACTCCCCTTCCTGATATGCAAATGTCACTCTGCCTGTTCCTATAACAGTTACAGCATTATTACCTTCCGCAAGCTCAATTGTCGGAATTGTAAATGTTCCTGCCTGCACATTTGTTGTAATTCCATTAAAAACAATTGCCATTGAAGCCGTTGTTGTGATTACAGGAACGACTCTTCTCCTTAAATTAACAAGGGTAATCCGTGATGAACCACTAACATCCTGCATGATAACTGTTAGATTCTCTTTATATTTCCAAGGGTCACAAGTACAATTAATGCTTATCTGTCCTATATTCTTTTCATTCGTAAAAGAGGACACATCAATTCTTCCATTGTAATAATAACCAGGATCATCATCAAGCACAATCTTCATTCTTTTTCCATGAATCGTATTCAATATGCTCGAATAAAGTTCTAAAAAATTAGATTGACTCACTATTGTATTGAACTTAAATGACAATGATCTGCTTCTGTATTTGGGCTCACCGAAGTATTCAGTGTAATCAATCTGACCATGTGCACCATCAACATCAACATAATTGGTTTTAACCTCTGCACTTCCAATCTCTTTTTCTGCTAATATTAAATTAAAATCATCATAAGAATGATAACCACCAAATGTTACACCAATCATATTATTGTCCTCTCATGCTTGCCGCGCTTATATCTCCAAGTGCCGAATCCATTGCAGGTGCTAATTCACCAACAAGAACATCTCCATTCAAATAGATTTTGTCATTTCCCCTGCTTGCAATCATATCCATAAGCTGATTAAGCTTGTCTATAATAGCTGCAGTACTGAAAGAAGCATTGATTGTTGGTGCAGGATTATGTCTGTAATTATTCGTATTAACAGAGCTGCTTCCTGATACCACCATTTTATCAATCAGGTTTTCAACAGGTCCTATTGCTTCCTCTTCGTTTTCTTCAACACCGTTTCCGATACCTGGAGGAATAAATGCACCAACTTCTTTAGCAAAGGCCTTTGATGGCGAATGTATATCTGCTTCATCCTTTGCTGCAAATATACTCTTCTTTATCAATGAACGTATCTTTGTGAACAACGAACCTGACTTTTTATCAACACCTGAGCTGATACCATCAACCATATTTTCACCAACAGATGATGTATCCGATTCATCCTTTGCAGATTTGACTGCAAGCTTTGATAAATCAGACATTTTTTCTGTCAGAGAATTCTGATTACTTTCGACACCTTCTTTATAGCTTAATACCGCATTTTCACCCACTTTTGCATATTCTTCTGCCGTTTTTTTAGCATATTCCTTGGCATCTTCTAATCTTGTTTCAATGGACTTCTTCTGCTCTTCCGTTGCAGAATTATAATAACTTCTAAGAAGTACATAATAATCCTGTGCATCATTCTTCTGCTGTTCAAGAGTCTCTTTCTGCTTCTCTGCACTCTCTCCTGCAACATCTGCTGCCGACTTATATGACCTTCCTAACTTATCCATATAATCAATGGCTTCTGTTACATTGCCCTGCAAAATCAAAGTAGAAGCATTTTCATATGCGCTTATATCGTCATAGTATTCAAATATCTTATCTTTTGTATCGTCATACGCTATCTGCTTATCTTGTAATCTTTCAACTTCTGCATCATATGCAGCTTTTGCCGTTTCCACCTTCTGATCTATTGCCTGCATTTCAGCATATGTAGCATCAATACTGACTTCTGAAGCAGCCTTCTTTGCTTCCTCATATTCAAGTTCTTTTTCATTTACAGCATTCTGCTGCTCAATAAGTTCTCTTTTCCTCTTATAAGCAGTCTCCTCTTGCTCTGTTAGATTCAGCAATGCATTTTTATACTTTTCTTCTTTTGCAGACAAAAGAATTTCCGCTTTCTTAGATTCAATAGTGTTATAAACAGATTCCGTTAACTCATTGTAATTATCAATCTGGTTGCCTGTCATGGTATATTCAGCACCTAAAGCTTCATTTAACTCATTCAGAATAAATTCTGCCCTTGCCTTATTAGCATCCGTAACATTACCTTCTTCATCACACAAAGTCTGTAATTCTTTCCATAATCTTTCAGTGTTTGCAACTTCAACCAAGCCTGATTCAGCTTTTTCATCAATAGCTTTTTGCTGATCTCTTAAAGCCTTATTATTTTCAAGAATAGCCTCTGTTTCTTCATGTGTTTTCTTTACACTTTCAGCTGTTGTATCTGTAGCTGTTTTTGATGCAACAGCAGCAGCACCAATTGCAACTGCTAATGCCCCAAGTGCAGTAACAACCATTCCAATAGGATTGGCTGTCATAATCGCATTAAATGCTCCCATTGCTGTAGCTGATTTTTTAAGTGCTTCTGTCACTGTTCCTACTATTGCCATTGTTTTCAATGCTGCAACTGTTATGCCAATAGATATTGCAAGCTTATCAAAGTTTTCAACACAAAAACTCAGCACCTTTACAGCTCCTGGAAGAGCATCATCAATAAGCCATTCGAGTACAGGCTCAAGCTTCTTAATCCCCTTTTCAAGAACATTTCCAAGCTTATCAATCATGCTCTGTATTTTAGGAAGCTTGCTTTCAGTTTTAGTTAATAGCTTATTAACTGTTGGCATCAGCTTTTGTCCAAGCTGTGTAAACATGTTTGCAACCTGTGTCTTAATTTTCTTAAAAGAAGCAGTTGTTGTTGAAGCCATCTTTTTATAAGCTTCTTCTGTAGCACCTGCACTGTTCTTCATCGCATCTATGTTTCTTGTAACACCTTCAATGTTATTAGCAAGTACCTGTGCAGCCATACCACCTTCAGAAGAACTGAACATAGCAATAATACTGTCGCCCGTCTGCTCACTGTATTGTCCTAAGATGCCAATAACATCAAGAACGGTATAACCTTCTTCCCTAAGTTCCTGAAAACTCTTTTTCTCGCCCAATACACTTTCTGTAGCATTTTCCAGCTGACTATATAATGTATCGCTTCCTGTTCCCAGCTCCTTAATCATACTATTCAAGTATGTGGTTGTTTCTGCTGTGGCAATACCATTGGCTGTCATTGTTGCATAATATCCACATAATTCATCTAAAGACACACCAAATGTATTGGCGGCAGGAATAACCCTACCCATAGCTGCTGCCAAATCTCCAACAGTGGTCTTACCTTTATTCTGTGTCATTATCAACTTATCAGATATACTCTCTGCATCTGCAGCACTCATTCCGTAAGCATTAATTGCTGTTGTCATGATATCAACTGCTGTTGCTGTATCTGTGAAACCACCCTTAGCAAGCTTCATGGCTTTTGTTGCAAAATCAATTGCATCTGCCTGATCTACACTTGCAGATATAGCCTGATAAATAGATTCACATAATTCATCTGTAGAAACATTCATGTCAGATGAAACCTGCATTATCTTCTTTTTGTATGCTTCAACATCAAGTGCATTAGTATCAAGAAGTGTGCTAACCTTTGCAAAGCTTGTCTCAAAATCTGCTGCCGACTTAATAGCAAGTGTTCCAATTGCTGTAGCTGCAGAAGCAACTGTTGTAGCAAGCTTGATTCCAAACTGTGCAACTTCATCTGCCGCCTTATTAAATTGAGTAGCAAGCTTCTCGCCGTTCTGCTTCGTTTTATCTATATCTTTATTTGTCTCTTCAACACCTGTTAATGCTATAGTTCCAAGCAGCTTAAATACTTCCAAATGTAAAACCTCCTCTCTTTTTTGCATAAAAAAAGCACCTTCATAGGTGCCTTTACATTAGTTAGAGTTTAAAATTTTTCAGTATGCTTTTCGCATTGTTATAAGCTGTTTTAACTTCTGCATCTGACATAGACAGATTACTTATGCCATTATATTGCTGTGGTCTTTGCTCCACCTGTGAGCCATTGACAAGCTCATTTTTCCATGCTGCAAAGGTTAAACTTGAATTGCTGGAAAGATAAGCTAACCATAATTTATTATCTTCTTCCTTTTCAGCTTCTTCATTTTTCCGTTTAACAACATGCTTTACAAAATCACATAATCTGCCTGTCTTAAGCATGCGGTTAATAAGCTCATTAGGGTTTGCATACCTTTCGTACAGCAAACCCATAAACTCAACATAGCCTATCCGAGTAATGAAGAAGCAACCCTGAAAGAATCAATGAATCCATCCTGCTTAAATACGTCAATAATCATCTGTACATACACAGGCAGCTTAAGATGTGCAACTTCCTCAACTGTCATACCCGATACAGATGCTAAAAGCGAATAGATATCCTTCTTAGCAACTCTGTAATTCTTTACGACAATTGCAGCAATCTTTACCATAACATCTATGCCAACATCTTTGATTAAATCGTTATTGACCTCTTTTCCTTCAACAAGCCTGTTAATCTCTTTCTTACCAAAGCAATCTGCAATCTTGTCAATACCAATCTTATCAATAATACCTGCAAGATAATCAAGATCATCTGCTTCAATAGGTCTCAATGTATATGGCTTTTCTACAATAACCTCTGTTTCGGTTTTCACTGTTTCTGTTGTTGTTACTTCACTCATGTTTTATCTCCTCTCTTAAACAGCTGCTTTATTAGGATAGAAAATGTAAATAGGCAACTTATCAAATACGCCACCCTTAAAATCTGCTGTAGACTTGAATGTTGTAGCGCATACGGATGTTTCCTTATTCTTGTTATCAAGTTCAAGGCCTGAAGAACAGATTGCATTTTCTAAGATTGCAATAATTTCTGTACCATCTGTCATTGTACCGACAAACGCAATGTTATCAAGGTAATCTGATAACTCAATCAATGACTTAGTTTCAATCTGTGTATATCCTTTGATTAAGCTGTCTGCTTCCTTTCCAACAATTGCGCGCTTGATAGACTCAACTGTATGCTGTGCAAGATTAACTTCAAGCGTTCCAGTTTCGCCAGTCTTCTGATTAAGGCCCTTAATCTCAACAGTTGCACCATCAACCTCAATTGGTGTGATTTCAGGAACAATTGAAAGCTTATTACCGCCATTTGTAGCCCCTAGAACATGAGCTTCATCATCTGTCCATGCTCCCGTTACATAATCTCCAACAGCAGGCTTTGTATAGTTATTATCAATGCCAATAAACGATACCCCTGGTGTTAGCTTACTGATCTGAATTGTTGTATCTGATTCCTGTGTTCCGTCTGCAACAACCTTAAGTACTCCTTCAGGCTGTGTTGATGAACCGCCTGTTACTTCAACCTTTGAATACACATACTTAAAATTCTTAAATACAACACCTGCTCCAAGTAAGAAATCATTAGGTGTGTTGCTGTTAATACCTGATTTTCTCATAGTTTTGCTCCCTTCCATTCTTTAACTTTTAAATTAACTGTCATGCTTTTAAGATCCATATTCTCATTCCTAACAGGAAGAGCATTTGTATAAAAAATAGCCACCACTGAACCGCTGTCAGTAGTGACCAATTTTCCTGATGTCTCATCAAACAATTTTTTTATTTTTTCTTTGTCCTGCTCTAATTCCAAAGCAGTACCCCTTGTAAAGCCTGACATAATGAACGCGCTTTCAGACATGCCATCTTCATTAAGCGGCTCTACCTCCTGATACTCACCAACCCAATAAGGATAAGCAAGGTCAGAAGTCCATTCATAATACTCATAATTAATACCTGCATCCGTAAGCAGCCTATCAATTATGCCTAATGCTTTAATTGTCATATCATACCTCATTCACCAATCTTGGCTTTAAATATCTGTTCTGCTCTTTTTATAATAGCAGTTTTTCTGTCACTGAAAGCTTTCTGTAATGTGTGCTGTGGTCTTTTACCATTAGTCTTATAGAAAACCTTTCCATGTTTTCCATATACAATAACAACCTTACCGTTAAATGTAGGCTTCTTTTTCCCATTGTAGCCGTCTACTGGAATATACCAAGGATTCTTTCTTCCATCCTTATTAGCCGCCCATTCACCAGTTCCAAGTTCATTCCATATGGCATTTTCAAGACCACTTCCAATTGTTGCTTCACCTTTAGATTCATCTACATTGGCTTTCCATGAACCCTTTAGCTGTCCTGTATCAACAGATGTATTTCTAGCTGCTTCTGATGCAATTTCACCTGATGCTTCAAGTAAAAAAGCACCAACCGCATCTTCAATTGCTCTATTTACCTTCATTGTATTATCAATGAATTCAACATCTGCCATATCACTGTCCTCCTGTGTAAACAAGATATATTTCAAGCTGCTTATGTAAATTCATAGGGTCGTCAATAACCTTTACATCATATGTAGCGCCATCTATAAGAATCCTGCTGTTTTCAGCCTTTATTCTGCTGTCAAGCTCCTTATAATCTGCTACAAAGATGTGCGTTGATTCCTGAATCTTAGCATTATAGCTTGTATATCGTGAATCACCTGTCTGAAGGTCAATGAATCCTGTAAGAGTGTCAACTGTCTCCCAATTCTTAACTCGTGAACCTGTGGCATCTTTGGTTGTGCCTGTATTAATCTGAATTATAGCTGTTGTATTACCGCCTATCCTATTCATACAAGCACCCCCTTAGAATCTTGCTCTCTTGTAAGCATTTAAGAATGAAACATACTTCTTCGGAACACCAAATGAACCATCAATATCAGTTTCCGAAGTATCCTGCGCATATGTGACAGAATGTCTGCTTAATGTTTCTGATTGTATATTCATTTTTGATGTGTCGCCGCTGTTTATATCCTCATTCTTAAGCTTCCATCTGATAATATCCACAGCACCCATCTTAACATCCTTTGGATAGAATATCTTAGTAACAAGCACATGGGATTCATCCGTTAAAGCTCCGTTTAGACCCATACAGCCGTTTTCTAAATCAATGCCTGTAATTGTATATAAGCCACCATTAAAGGCAGATTCTGAAATCTGTACAGTGTCACCAACCTTGAATAAGGTTGGTGCATACTGTAAACCGCTTGTGGATGATACATTACACCTGAATCGTCTGTTTCTATCCTGGAAGTTATTATTGGTATATTTTCTAATCAACAGTTCCAGTGCCTGAAGCTGCGCATCAAGCACCAAATCTGTCTTATCTGTTGTAATAAACTGCCTTAGTTCTTCAATAGTCATTAACATAAGGGAACACCCCCTTATTTCTTAAACTTAGCAAGAACAACTTTAGCTGTATTAGTAAGCGCAACACCATAATACTTAGTAGCAGTAATATCATGCTTCTGCTTCTTAGGAAACCACTCATGATCAACCTGTGTGTTCTTCTTTAAAAAGATTGTAATTGCTGCCAGCTCATCTTCTGTGTACTCTGTTTCTGATGAATCAGGCTCCATCTTAAGGACAGGGCATACATAATACTGATTAGCTGCTGCAAGGTCCTTCACCTTGTTTCCAATCTCTAATTTAACAGTAGGATCTACCTTAGCCTGAAGTTCAGCCATAGTATCAGCTGTTACTGCTGTTCCTGATGATGCATCAACTGCTGCTTTAACAAGTCTAACTTTCTTAGATTTCTTAATCCAAGCTCCAGCAATCTTACCAATTGCACCGTTTACGGCAACACCAGCTGTAAACTTATCAGCCGATAAGAAATTAGGATCCTTCAGAAGTGTTGCTTCCTGTGCAGGATTAATAAACATTACCTTTTCAATACCATCTTCTTCATCAAGGAATGATGTATTAGCATCAACAATTCCTGCATATGAAATCTGTGCAGTACCATCACCTGAAATCTTCTTTGATGTATAAGCTGCTGCAATTACATCATTATCAACTTTACCTACAATTGACTTTGCAAGCTGTGTTTCAGCCTGTCCGATTGGATTTCCTTTACCTGAATTGATAGCTGTCTGAAGAATTGACACCGCCTTTGCAGCACACTTAATAGTAAATGTTGTGCTTGATGCAGTAAGATTAGTAGTTGGAATTTCTTTGTCAGTATCAGCCGCTGTTTCAACATCAAAATCGTCTGCATCCCCAATATAATCCCATGATGGAACTGTTACTGTATCACCTGGTACACCTTCAAGGGTGTTATCAACCTTTGCATACGGTGTAATCTTGGTCTGTGCTGTAATCTTGGCTTCAATCATATCTCCCATTACCTGCGGATTAATAACATTATTTAACTTTGTTGTTGGCATAATAATCACCTTTTTAACCTTTCTTTTTTAAGAATTCATTGCTGCCGCATATGCTTCAGGATTTTCCTGTGCAATCCTTGCTCTTTCAGCATACGGCTTCTTTAGTAATTCTTCTTTTGTGAGTGTTCCTGTAGTTTCACCATTCGGAAGCTTATTAGGGTTTAAAACCTGATATCCGTCATTGTTATCAGAAACAGACTCAAACATTGTAGGGAACTGTGTCTTTAAGCCAGAAAGCTTATCACTCCATCCCTTGATATTGTCGTTTTCATCAAGCTCTAAGGATTCGCCTTTTTCCTTCAGCTTTTCATTCAGCTTGAATGTGAGATAATCAACATCAACAGCCTTTTCAGACATAAGGGCAACCTTGATTGCCGACTTAATCTTAGTCTCCTGTAATTCTGCCTGAAGCTGTGCGTTTTTCTGCTCATACCGTGTAAACTTATCCTGCATACCTTCATTGTCTTTAGAAGCCTTCTTTAAATCTTCAATAAGCTTATTAGCATTAGTAAGCTCTGTTTCCTTGCCTGTTAATGTATCCTGCAATGCATCAAACTTACCTTTACCCACATATTCACCTGAAGCAAGGTTGCCAAGCTTAACCTGCTTATCCTTATTAGCTTCATCTCCATTGTAAGCATCAATCTTTGCCATAAGCTGATTAAAAAGTTCTTCTCCTAAAATTGCTTTTAAAAATTCCATATCATTATTCCTTTCTTTACTACTGTTTTTAAATGTGGTGTCACCACTAGCATGACCTTTTAAATGCCTTGTCAATGGCATATTTGAACAGTTTAAGTGCCTTATTCAGGGCATATAAAAAAGCACTCAAAATGAGTGCTTTAATAATCATCTCTATTAAGCCATATATAAACCTCCAATATACAGAATAGATCCGCTCGGAATTTTTGAATGTGTATATACCTTTAATTCTTTTCCTATAATAACTACTCTAACTGATTTTAAATCAGTACCATTATTATAATTAATCAAACCATATAGTTCTCTGACACTTGATGATGCATTTTGAACATAGAATAATGCATTTGATAATCCCACAGGAATATCCACACCTATTGTACAAACAATATCAAGCTGATGAATAACTCCGTTTGTTTTCTGAATACCTCTGCTTACCGTAAGTTTCATTGCTGTATTATAACTGAGTGTTGTTTCATGAATTTTTATTATTTCATCTAAATCTGCACCTGATTGAGTTTTACAGCTTTTAAATACAGCCGGCAGTGCACATTCAAAAGCATCTTTTTCGCTTACTTTACCAAAAGCAATACCTTTGCCTGAATTTCTAAAATCTATCAGAGTGAATGCTGTTGAAACTTGTATTATCTTAGTTGTTGTACTAAAGCTGTCTGTTGCCACAAGCTGTATATCATACGCACTGTTTATATCTGCTGCTATTATAACACTGGAATTCCATGTGTATGCACTTGTATAAGTTGTATGCGTTGTATAACTTGATGCATTCTGCTTTTCATATTTCAATGTAAAGATTTTATTATTCTTATTATTTAATGCAGTTACAGATGCATTAAACACAACCTTAATATATGCCCCTTCTTCATCCGCAGTGCCATTAGATGTACATCTGCCAGCTGTTAAAGCAGTTATAACAGGTGCAGAATAAGCTAGTACATTAATTACTGCTGTCTTTGTTACTGTCCGTCCTCTGCTGTCAGTAACAGTAACACTAATCGTATTTGCTCCTGATTTAGTGAGAATGTCAGTAACTGCTCCATTATAAGCATAACTCTGTCCATTAGCTGTTATCTTATATGTTTTTATTGTACTTGAATAACTTCCTGATGCACCTGCTGTAATTTTAACTTTTGATTTGCTTTGTACATAAGCACCAAATGTTACTGTATATCCATATGGATCACTACATGCTATTGAAGTTATTGCAGGAACAGCACTTGATGGAACTGAAGCGGTAAATGATATTGTTTTATATCCGATAAGCCCATCACTGCCAAATGTATACAAATAAAATGTAATTACTGCACTTGTATTGTCTGGAATCTTATTCATTAAGCTGCTTGGAACTGTCCATGTATAACTGCTTTCTATTCCTGCTGCAATACCTACTTCATCAGCCCCATTAAATGAATAATACAAATGATGTGTAAAACTGCTTGACGCTCTGTTAGTATATATTGTGATATTACTTCCAAAATCAACTTTTGAAGTACTCAATGTCGGCTGTGAAGTTCTTGGAATATGCGTTGTAGCTATTGTAAAATCATTTGAATCTGAACTAAAAATGTCATGTTCAATGTAGCATTCAAGTGTCACATTCAAATCTCCCTCTGAATTATGGATTCTTGGTCCCCATGTATCTTCTGCAACATATATTCCATCATTTGTAATTTTATCATTTGTTGTTAAATTGTAAGTATACCAAGCACTAACATCACCTACGGATGTTTTTAATCTGTAATATACTGTTCCATTACCATATGTAGTATACCCAGCATTAGTTCTACAAATAAATATCTGGGTTCTAAATGTGGATGTATTATCAGAAACACTGTAGTCTGTTTCCTCAATTCCTATTCTATATGCAATATACTGATTACTTGTATTGAAATCATCTGACCATTTCATATATATCACCGCCTGCCTTTCATTTGCAGTCAATTTATATTAATTTAATTTTAATCTGCAGCTGTTTCAGCCTTATCACTAATTCCGTTGTACTTATCAAGCATAGTTAATAAAACTGTAATCTGTGTTGATAGCCTTATTAATTCATCAACATTCAATCCTTCTGTCTCCTGTCTTGTCTGCAATATCTCAATCTGCTTCAAGATTATTTCTTTTTCTTTCATTTGAACACACCTTCTTTCTTAGCATTAAAAAAGACCATGATAAAAACATGGTCTTAATACTCTAATATTTAATTGCACTAAAAAGCACATTGATGCGAATACTCATTATTTGCCTTTTAAAAAATCATATACATATCCCAATGTATCATGTGATATCATAAATTCAACCAAATCATAGTTTTCATCATCCAACAAACGCATATAATCATCAAATTCCGCTTCATTTTTTAACTCATCTGCTATCTTCCTTGATATTTCCTTTTCGACTTCATCATAAGAAAATGGCCACTCATTCGTTATTTTTTCTAATATCTTATTAGCTTCATCATATTTCTCTGATGAAGCTAATAAAACATATTTCCCATAATCGGTATTCATCCATAAATCATCTATTTTCTTTTTTCGTTCTTTATCCATAATACCTCCTACTCTTCAATAATACATTCAAGAATAATTTTTCTATTTGATGTTCTATTATTTTCAATTTTTGAACCAACTATTTTTAACTTTGTATTTCTACCAAAAATAATTTCACTCTCTTTATTATTTGTAGTTACATAACAATTTGTTCCTTTAGGTACTTTAATATCTAACCTTATACCTTTTTCCTGCATTACGTTTTCAGTTACAACACCGCTTGTACTTAAAAACCCTTTTTCAATATACATGTGCCCATCTTTTATATTGTTTGGTATATCAGCAATTGAATTCCAATATTGTTCCTTATCCATCTTTAAACCACATGAAGGAACTTTAACACCTGTAATTACTTCAAGTGCATCATCTTTAACAAATCTCGTCACCATTATATCATCATTTAAGGTATGTGTATTAATTATTCCTTGCAAAGTATCCGCAATTTCTTGATAATTATCAGGAAGTATCTCACCATTTCTTAACATTGCATTCATTTTTCTTGCATTACTTGAATTAATATATCCACTTAAATGACTTCTTCCATAAACAATGCTTCTTTCTTCTTTGCTTATGCTATGCTTCATTTTTTTGAATTCTTCCACTGTTAATTCTTTGAAATGCCTTGAATCAACATTCTCTTCTGATATTCCCAAATACTTAGCCTTATATTCCTCAAAATCCTTTGATTTATCCAAGCCAAAGTATTCTGCCCTTTCCTTCAGTGTATCAAGTTCTTTATCATTTAAGGCCCATCTTGCCCTCTGTAGCAAAGCACAACGGCAATTACATACATTGGCAGCAGAACCACCAATACCAGGTGCTTTCATCTTTTCACCGCCAACAATGAAATATTCAGCAAGCTCCTTGATTTGCCCGTCTGCCTGTGCATGTGCGGGTCTTGTGTTACCATCTAAGGCTGCACACCACTGCTTCAACACATCAGCTCCCTTTTTCTTGGCAGCTTCCTGTGCATCCATTGCGGATTGGTTCTGAATCCTATGCCCTTCTGTCCTTGCAATCCTGATAGAATTATTCTTTGCCTTATTGAATCCAAACATGTCAATAGTGCTGTTCATTCCCAAGCTTATCTTCTCGCCTATCTCATTCCAAGATGAGCCGTTTGATACACCTCTTGACACTTCTGCCCTTATACTTGTCTTAAGCTTCTTTACATCTTCACCTAATCTGTCATAAAGGCTCTTAGAAAGCTTACTGTCTATCTGCAATGCCTTTAAAACTGCATTCTGGTCTATTGGAACAATTAAAGGAATCCCTTGTCCTGCAATATCATATATAGCACCAACATAGCCGTTCTGATAACACCTTGTAAGGTAATCGGAAATAGTTGCATATTCTCCTGATTGAAGCTGCGCAAGTGCTATTTCAAGTTGCGCCCTAATTGCGTTCTGATACTGCTGCTGGTATATAATAGCCTGTATATTCTCCATATCCGTTCTAGTGGATAATTTGGATATATTTACACTGCAATCCTTTATTGCCTGCTTAAACACCTGCTGAAGCTCTTTAAGTACCTGCTTCTCATTATTAAGTTGTGCTTGTAAGATTTCCTTCTGTCTGCCGTTCATCTACTACAACCCCACTTAATACTTTCTGTGCTGTCATTGTTTCCTGTTCCTCATTCTTAGGAAGCTTATCCTTTATATCTTCATAAGAAATATCCAACTGCTCACAAATCAACTGGAGTACTGTTTCATCATCCAATATCTGTGCAAGAGTCATTATCACATTGATTTCTGTCTGCCTTGTCTGTGCTTCTGTTAATGCTATCTGTGCATTTTCCTGTGCATTTGACATAACTTCAGGCTCAAAGCTGAAATACACGTCCTTCATCTGATAATCAGTCTTATTAATATCATTGATTTCAGCAAGTACAGGCTTTATCAGCTTTCTTAAAAACTGCTTAAGCCTTACTATCAGCTTGTTTGCTTTTAGATCCAGCAGAGAATATGCAGCTTTAATTGCAATATTAGTTGTTGCGCTTGTGTCCTTAAGGCCTGCCGTATTAAGACCAAATCCAAATCTGTATATATTCTTCTCATCAAGCTCAAGCTTTATCTTTCTTGCTTCATACGGAATATCTACAGTCTTTATCTCAACCCCTGCGCCTGTATCTGTACTTTCCATTCCTATCATTTTCTTGGTTTTAATGTTCTGCTGCAATTCATCAAGATTATCACCCTCAAAGCCCTTAACAACATGGATTGGTGTATCAAAATCAACCAGGTTGTTTGACAATGAACAGCTATGTAAATCATAATCATCTATCAGGTCCTTAATTGTCTTAAGGCAGCTGAACTGTTTCTTGTTATTATCAAGCCTGAAAAAAGGAATGAATCCAAAACCGTCATAATAGGTCTTATCATCATTCCCTTTCTTGTATAATGTATGTGGTTTAGGATTGATTGGCTCCGATTTATCTATATCAATCTTTCCTTCTCCATCCTGAACATAGAAATATGTGTTTTCTTTATCCCATACCTGAATTCTTTTTATCTTTTTATACGATTTTTCGATACGATCAACATACCAGTAAATCACATAAGCGCATCCATCATCTGTATCTTTTTCTCTTACCTCAACGACACTAATGCTATCCGCACACATAAACGACAACCTGTCTTCTGCGTTCTTGTATGCATACATGTAATCAAAGCCCTTCGTCTGACACCCTGTCAGCACTTCTGATAATTCTGCTGTAAAATCTTCGTTCTCGTTGAAGTAGGAATCTAATTCTTTCTGCAGCTCTGGAATATCTGATTTAATAAACCCTTCATCACCTGAAAGAATATACTGAGTACATTGGTCTACAAGCTCTGTAAAGAATGGATGGCTTATCTTGATATTGCTTCTTGTTGTATCTTCAACAAGCTCTCCGTCAGAATTGTAATAAAAAAGCCTGTACTGCTTAATATCATGGTCTGCTTCATAGTAAGCCTGTCCTTTTCTTGCAAACAGCTTTCTATCAGAAGCGGCATCATCCTGTATAAATTGTCGTATCTCATCAATTGTTAACATTTATATTCCCCTTTCATCAGCTTAAACCAATATTCTTTTTCTCTTGCGCCATTTTTCAATACCATATCTTAGTGCAGCCATAGCATCATCCTGAAAAGCAACTGGCTCATCCAGATATTCACCTGTCTTTTCGTCTTTCTTCCATTTCCATTGCTGCAGCTCCTTTATGGTATTAACGCAGGAAGGATGTACTCTTATTATTCGCTTGATAACCTTATCCTTACGAACAACACCCTTTAACCAGTCTATCTGTGCCTTAACAGAGCCATTAGCACCACCTTTATCAACACCCTTTGCTCTATATCCTGCGTTTTTCCACGTTTTAATTCTGTCAGGCTCTGCAGAATCACACCACATATCCTTGTTTGTCGGAATTTCTGCTTCCTGTGCTAATGGTATAATCTCGGCTGTTTCTTTTTCAAATACATACACTTCTTTCAGAATGTATATATTATCATCTTTAATGCCAAGAAGAAGAATTGCATTTGCATGATTGAAACCAAAATCCTGACCGATTGCAATATCATCATAATCATTCAGATTCTGTGATATATCCACAACTTCCCAATTGTGAAGAATAAGACCGCCAATCTCTCCCCAATTTCCCAATCCGTAAATCTGATATCCTTCTGGATCAACAAGTTTTCTTCTTTCCATACGCTGCCTGTAGGCATTGTCAATAAACCTGTTTCCAAGATATGTACTGTGATGTGTAAGTACATTACTATCAGGAATATCAAAAAAGACCTTCTTTATCCAGTGATTCTTATTCACAGGATTGAAGGTCATTCTTATCTGATAGAATTGCCCTGGTGGAAGCTCACCTCTCAATCTATCATCTATTATTTCAAAGTCAGCTTGTGTGATTTCCGTTGCTTCTTCAATCCACACATCTGTCAGTTTACCTTTTTGAAATGTGATTGACTTTAGCTTTTCACGTTGCTTTTCATCATTTACACCTCTAAATATTATCTGGTTACCATTAGCAAGACATGTAAGCTGTAAAGGGCTTTGTTTAATACTCCAATATCTGTTAGCCTTATCACCAAACATGCGGTAAATCGCACCTGTAAGCTCTGCATAAGTACTATCTCTATTGGTTATGTCCGACTTACGAATACATACAAGGTTGCGCCCCTTATCCTGCATCAGCCTTAATATATAATTCTGCGCTGTGTCAACGCTCTTTCCTGAACCGGCACTGCCTTTCATAACTATGTATCGTTTATGGCTTCTGTCAACTTCCCTGAAGCAAGGGTTCATCTGAATATTTATATTCATAAGCAATCAGCTTCTTTAAATGCCTTTTCAAGCTTAGGAAATTGCTTTGCAATCCAATCAATAAGCTGTTCATTATCGCTATAATCTTCAAGGCCTGCTTCATAAAAAAAAGCATGAATTATCTCATGCCTTAATACTTCTTCAAATCTTATTTTCTTTGTATCTGTAGAATCATTATCATTCAACATTGAACCAACACTTCTAACACTTATTTGCTTATTATATTCCTTGCATAAACCATCAAGCTCTGTCTTCTCAAGAGTATCATCAATCTCAATGCTATATTCAGTTCCTAATATATTAACATTCTTCATTATCTCCATCTCCATAATCAACTGTAATATTCAGTTCCATATCGGTATCAAGTTCAACCTTATCTTTGAACATACCAAGATGCCTACCAAGAAGCTCTAAGGCTTTTTCCTTACTACAAGGTCTAACCTCTAATCCATCCCGTCCTTTTTTAATAACAGCTAACACTCTTTTCTGGTCATCTGTGAGCTCTTCTGTCAGCACTGGCTCTACTGTTCTATACATAATAGGATTGCCATCTTCATCAAGTGCATCTACAAGTACGCCATTAACCTCTATTTTCATTTTCTTTTCTACAACACGCGCATAATCCGTAGCATTAGAAAAAGCTATCAGTGCAAGTTCCCTGATTACTCGCTCCTGAGTAATCTCTGTCTTGCGCGATAGTTCTTTTTGTCTCTCTCCTATGTACTGTGAAATTGTAGTATTTTGTAGTAATTTTGATGCATTTGTATTTGCATACTTTTCTGTATACCCCGCCCTAATAGCCGCTTGTGTGGCATTAAGGTCTATAAGGTATTCATCACAGAATTTCCGTTGTTTATCTGTTAATCTCACACAATCAGCTCCTTTCTTGGCATACAAAAAAGACACCAGCCTTAAGCCAGTGTCTTACCGGGGGTATTAATATTTAATAATGGAGAAATCATGCTGTCCATCATGTCCAGTTTAGATATTAACACAGACAAAACGAACAGAACGAACAAACTTTAAATTTTTGATAAGAATCTTTCTACTGCCATTCTACAACTATCTGCTGTGTGGTGTTTTCCCATCTTTCTTGCTACCTGCACCCAGGATAAGCCTTCTATGTATCTTAATGTTATAAGCCGCCTCATTCTACTGTTGTCAATTTCATTTACACACTTTTCTATGAGGTTAATCTGAGTGTCTATTTTCTCTTTAATGTCTATCTGCTGCCGCTGTCGCACTAAAAGAAGTGTTCTCTTCCGTGAATATGCCGGATAAGGGAAGCCTTCTACAACAAAATGCTGCTTACCTCCATCTCCACCGGTAACGCTGTCCTTTTCCGTATACCCTTCAGTTTCCATTTTATCAAGTTCTCTTTGTATCTTATCAATCGCGGCCTGTATTTCCTGTTTCTCCTTAATCAAATCACTGTACTGCTTAAGGAGGTCTTTTATATTGTCATTTTTCAAGTTATTCATCACCTACCCTCTTCTCATCTGCTGCCATTTTTTCAACATTCAGGATTTCTAAAATATAGTACTGTTTATTTTGTTCAGCGCCCCACTTTGGTCTACCTTTTCCAATCCATAATCTACATCTTGCTTTTATTGCTTCAGAATTCTTGGAATAACCATTAAGAAAAATAATCTCCTGAACCCTGTCTTTCCTTATCTCCTCTGGTACTGCCTCTCCTTGCAATAACTCAAATTCGCTTCTATCTAAGAAATTGTCTGGTGGATATAATGGATGTATGGTTATGGCTCCGAACAGATTCTGGAATCTTGTTTCGTAATATTCTTTTATTTCTCGATATTCTTCTTTCTTCTCTCCAGAAAGAATCATGTCGAACCATTTCTTCCGAATTGGTAATGTCAGCATTATGAATCACCTGCCTTTAATTTATCTAATGCTTTCATGGCTACTTCTAGCATTGGTTTGCTGGTTCCACAATTCTGTCCAGCGTATGTACATTCTGTACCTTTGAGATATCCACAGCCTATACATATTGCCTTTGCCACAGCCCTTTTCGAATCCTCTATAGCCTTATTTCTTTCCTTTCCTTTTTCAAGATAATCTGCAGCTTCATTGACATCATTATTGACTACTTTACTATTTAAAAATGCTGTTTTAAACATTTCAGCAATCTCCTTCTCGTCAACTCCACATAAACTAGGAACATTTCTACTCATATCCCCAATGATTCTTATAAAGAAATCTTCAAATTTATCCTGCATAAAATGTATTTCAAATTCCTCTGGCATTTCTATTATTAATTTCATTTTTCATACTCCCTCCTAATAAACATCTCTCCATCGCACCAGAAGTAATCTTCCGCCGGCATGTAGTTCTCTATAACCGTCTTGTTGTTACATGTATATGTTCCGACTGCTGCCACACTCTTAGAACATTGCTCACAACAGGTATACTCACATAGGTGTTTATGTCGTCTTCTTGACATCTTCGCATCTCTCAATCTTAAGTATCTCGCCAAGATCAGCTTCGTTATTAAGCTCATTTATGTATATTACAAGTCTGTTATCTCTTTCTATCTCTACTGTACTACCGTCTTTCTTTGTTATTTTCCACATATAATTACCTCTCCTATGTCATCTATTGCTCTTGAATATTCATCATAGAGATTGTCATCATTAACACACATATTTATTAAGCAATACAAATATCCCTGAGCATATTCTATGCTGCACTGTTTTGTCTTAATTTTATTTTTTAAAATTATGTATTCGGACTTGAAATCCCTGCCTGTGACTTCTGTCGTTCCTGTTTCTTTCATTTTTTCGAAATAAAATTTTATTGGCTCTCGTTTTTCCTGAACCATACCAAACCTCACAGCGATATTGTAAGTACACACATCCCTTTTTAGCCTGTCTGGTATTTTCTGTAATTGCTCTCTAAATGTCTCTAAATCCATCGTTGCCTTATATCGATTGCAGGAGCCGCAAGCTGGCATCATATTGCTTATATCGTGTACATCTATACCCGTGAATTCTTCGGTATACTCATAATTTCTTAAACAATGAAGATGGTCTACATTAAATCCTTTTTCCGGTATCTCGCAGCCACAATATGCACAATGGCCATTGTATTTTTGATACACAATCTTTCTAATCTTTTTAGGAATAGTTTTCCGCATTATCTATTCCTCCTTCCTGCTGCCATCTCTATTGTATTTATCCGCCGACTTATAGAACGGACACGGCTTGTCCTCCTTGGCACAATATAACTCAATAAGCCCCTTACAATCTTTCTGCTCCAGATTAATCATAATACAATCTCTATTGACCATCATTACTACCTCCCTCAAAAAGTTCCTTTAATATTGCATTAGCCAATTTATCCAACTTTTCATCTATTTTTTTATCAAGGTCTTTCGATACCTCTTCCTGCTCTTCATCTGTTAAAAGTGCCAGCTCACAGGCTTTCTTAATTCTTTCTTCAGCAAATACCTTATCAATACCTGTATTAAGCATTGCTCTATATACAGTCTGTATTACTGTTCCTAATTCTCCAACAAGTACCATTGGTGTTCCTTTTATTTCAATTCTACCTTTATCACATTTAATCATAATCATTCTCCATATTCTGTATTTATGCGGTCTACAAAGCTTTTAAGTGCTCTAATTCTTCCGCCAATGTAACCGCGTTTATTCGTGCTGCTTCTATCCGCATATTATCCGGTGTTGTATCAGATGCGCTGTAATCCTCGATAAACAGAGTAATCTTGCGATGTGCATCACATATTGCTTCCCAGCAATTCATATAGTTTCCAAGTGCGTCTACTTCGTCCTCACATTCTGTATTTATCGCATTTGTTGGCATTTCTGGCTCTGTTTTTTCTTTCTCTGCAGAAACTTTTTCAAAATATGGCGGTTTTTCCTGCTGCTTATCCACAAATGTATCTGTTTCCTTCCCTGGTATCTGCTCCTCTTCCGTATTCTCTTCTACCGGCTGGGGCTTAGGTTTCTCAATCTTGGCTTTCTGCACCTTCTTTTCTTTCCTCTGCACTGGCTTTTCCTGTTGCACTGGTGCAACTTCTGCTTTTTTCGGATATTCCTCTTTATAGATGCTCGTCCACGCCTTAGCCGGATCTTCTGTATCAGCTCTGCTAAGTATGTCTACTACAAAATCTGCAAGGTCCTCTATGTTCCACTCTGTCTTTTCCATGCTTCGCACATTAGTTATTGTTATTCTTCCAGTATTAACCTTAATACTTAACATTAGTCGGCCAGTTCCCGGAATACGCACTGAATATATCATCTCTCCTGATGGAGCTAATACATTCATCAGTTCTTCTGTTTCTATAGAAGACTGTGCAATCTTGATAAATAGTTCAGGCATATCATGCAAAAGCTGATACATAACCTGTCCAAGCTCGTTATATTTCTCTGCATCTTCCTGTGTACCTTCCATCCATACTTCAATGTCAGATATCTTATTTTCCTCATCAATTTCCTTTTTGATATCTTCTATCTCAGACTTGGAGAAATCTGCGCTTATCTCTTCATTAATTTCATCTGGAAGCTGCAGCATGATTGTCAGTTTTGCATATCCCATACCTTTATATCTGTCCTGCAGTTCTGCACTGTTTCCGTCCTCGCTGAATCTGTCATTAATATGTATAAACCTTGATACCTGTGTTTTATCAAGACCATAGCGGGCTTTCGCAAATTCCACAACATTTGCATATCCAGTATTTGCAAGTATGTCTGTATCTCTGGCAACCTTAAGAAGATATCCTATCTTTACAAAGCTTTCCGCACTCTTTACAAGCTCTGTATCTAATTCCTGCTGCCACTCATTAAATGTTTTTGTGTATAGCACTTCATTCATGCCGTTTTCCTCTCTTTCTTAGCTATGTGTTTTTTATATTCTTTTAAAAATTCCTCTATAATCTCCCTATCCGGCTTAGTATCATGCTCTCCATACCACTGCATTATTTTGTTATTTTTTAGTTCCACCGTAATGTATGGAGTGTCAGGAGCCTTTATATCCCGGATTACCATTATCCAACCTTTTCCTGCATTAAAATCCTTCAAATAGTGCTGGTTATCACTCCCGACACAGTGGTGAAGCATTCTCCCTTCTAACACAATTTCTTTAGCATCTAGGGCTGGTCTTATAATTAATCCCTCATGCGTAAATGTATATTTCTTAGGTATTTTCATTGATCTGCTCTTTATATTCGGATATTTCTGCTGCATCTCAGTGATATACTTCTCATTTTTTCTCTGCTCGGCTTCCAGACGTATTCGTGTATATGTTTCATACAGGTTTCTTGGCTTAAGATAAACAGTATTACTTAAGTCATCTCCATTTTCTTCACGTTCTCGAAGATAATCTTTATATTCTGTAAGTACCTGCCTGAGATTTTCAAAATGGTAATCTTCTAAATACTTATGTGCTATATTCCATAATTTTGTAACACTCTGAAATCTTAATAAATACTCTAATGCTGTCTGGTTAGAACTCATATACAGTTCAAATAACATGTCATAATCCTGCTCTTTTATTTTGTATTTATCAGCAATCTGTTTGAACGCTTTAATCTCTTCCGGTCCAATAGTTCCCACTTTTCCACTTTCCTTTAAATACTTTAGCTGTGGTTTACTGATTCTTAATATCTCACACAGTTCCTTTGCATGCTTATTCACACTGCTTGTACTGCCTCTCTGCCATAGAATTCTTTTGCAAATATTTCTAAAATCATTCTTAAATAATGTCTCCAGTTGTGGACATCTCGCGAAGCTTTCCACAGTCTCATACCTGGCCAGATACTTTCGTTCTATTCTTTCAGGTATGTTGTATATTGTTTTATACATATCTTGTGGAAGATACTTCATCTGGCTGTCCTTTATGCAGTCATAGTTGACCTCAATAAGTTCTATTACATTGCTAAGTGCCACATTTCTGTCTTTACGCCATTTGTCTTCTGAATTGTATCTATAATATTCTCTACAATATCCGGGACGCATAAACACACGCTCATACTCTGTTGTTCTGATGTTCCTTGCCCCTTCTGGTGTTCTTGTTACAAATACATCATACATTCTTGTAATCAGGGTTCCGTCTGCTGCCACCTGATATAAAAATGTTGTGAAATTCTGGTATGTACACTTGGCATGCCCCATTTGATAAAGCAATGCACTGTCTCCACATTTAGGGCATTCAAAAGCTTTTAATCTTTCCGGCTTGGGATATGTCAGTATCGGTTCAATTCCTTCGTATGGTTCTGTTCTTAGCGTATAATCTTCTCCGCACTGGCAACAATGATAATCAGCATATATTCCATGTCTTTTGTAATATATAATATTCCCCTGATTCACTTTGCTTTCTATACGCATTTGAAGAATTCTAGGCTCTTCCGGGAGTAATTCAAATAATTTATCTCTTTCCTCATTGGCACGGTTCTTTTTTCTTACATCCTGTAATCCGTCTATTTTATATTCAATACTTTCTAATATGTCTGTTGGTTTATCGTTATAACATTTAACCCCCATCTGTTTTGCATATTTTTTTATTGCTCCTGATGCTTTTTCTGTTGTATACGCCTCATGTATCATTCTTCTATTTGGATTGTTCCAATAGCTTTTTGTGTCGGCTTTATTTTCCCTGTAGTCATAATTGAACCTGCCTGTACCGCAATACGCTTCTCGATATATCAGTTCTTTTTTACTATAAAGGTCTACAACCAGGTAATCATCATCAAGCTTTATAATGTCTGCTATAAGAGTAAGCTTATGTCTTCCTGTGGGCTTTTCTCCCTCGTAGTCTATAATCTGTTTTCTTTTCATTTCGCGCCTCCAAGGTAATAAGCCTTTATGATTTCATACGCTCTTCCCATTCCAGGGATTCCCATCTTAACAGAAGCACCTACGCCTGCTGCCTTAACAATATCCTTATCCACCGGATAACAATTCTTAAAACTCCACTTAAGAAGTTCTGCGATACAGCCCTTTATCGTCTTTCCCTTTCTGCGTACCGCTACAGCCATATCAGGATGCTCTGTAACCTGTGCTTTTATATAATTTATCCAATCCTGTACTATCTCAACCGGCTTAAGCTCCTCCTCTTCAACCTTTATTTTTCCAAGTGCCGCCATGAGTGGATTGCACAACTCTGATACTTCTCCGTCTATATAGTCCTCTGCATCAGCCGGATCAAGACCATTCTCTCTTGCTATATCCCTTATAGCCTGTGTATCTGCCTGCGCAAGCTGTCCTGCTGCCGCCTTATTTATTTCTTCAGCACTATCAAATTCTCCAAATGTATCAAACATAATTATTCCTCCTTATTTGCATGATTCTCGCATGCATTTATACGAACAGTAATACTTACTACCTTTCTTATATCCCCACGTAGTCCTATCTATCGTAAGTGTAGAAATATAACTGCCACATTTTGCACAATAGAATCCATTCTTGTCATTCTGTTTCTTAGCTGGGTGTCTTCGCCTTTCTGTCCGGCTTATCTGCTTTTGCTGTTACAGTATTACCCAATGCAGAAATACAGGCTTCTAAAGACTTACAGTGTTCCTCGATAACCTCACCTAAGCGACTCTTAATATATTCAGCCGCATCATCAGCTATATCTTTCATACCTGGGAGCTTGTACAACTCTGTATATCCTGCGTAATGGCTTCTGTCTTCACTCGGCTCTCCCTTAAACAAATCTGCTCCGGTAAGCTCTTCCTTAACGCGGTACATATCCAGTACCATATTTGCACCATCTTCAATTGCAAGCCCCAGCTTGCCTATCTGTAACAATGTTTCCTGTGTCATATATCCTCCTACAAATAATTCTTCATGAATAAACTCATCCATTCCTCGTGACTGAATAGCTGCTCGAATCTCTTTTGACCTGCTCTTATAAGCTTCAGGTCTGTTTCCCTGCATTTATGTACCGCCTCTTTGCCCGTCCTGTGATGCTCCTCACAAAGCCATACCTTAAGCCCGTAATGCTCTGATATCTTCCTGTTGGCCATACCGTGCATAATGTGATGGCACTCTAAATCATTCGATGGAAGCCTCTTAAAATTATTATTTTTAATCATTTCTTCTCTGCACAGGAAGCATTCTTTAATGTCCTGCATTATACTTTCCATCATTTCTCCTTTCTCCTCCCGGCATGACCGGGAGGACTAACCATGCCAGATAATAAAACTGTGATATATTCTTAATCTGTGCGTGAATAAGTACCGTGTAGATATATTCGGAGTAAAATGTCACTCCCATTCTGTATTTATGCGGCTTTGCACCGTTCTTGTTTCTTAATTGTCTACCTCTGGATGCTGGCAGATATACAATTCCCGCTCAAGCTTTGCGATCTGCCCTCCAAGAATGGTAAGATTAGTAACCTTGATGCTTGTTTCATCCGCCGTTTTACAGGGCGGCATCATGTACGCGGCTTTTCTTAACCACTTAAGCCGTTCCAGCTCCTTTTTTATCTTTATCTCGTCCATTCCGCCTCCATCTTCTTAAGCTCATATTCCATCCACTTTGTAAAATCATGTGGCTCATCCGACCAGCTTATAACATGTCCGCGGCTTACATTTAGGTACTGCTGCCACAAATCCGCATTCTTTACCGGCTTACCTGTCTTTTTCTTCCAACCGTCCTTTTCCCACTGTTGTGGCCAAGCATTTCTACAACTGTTTAACACATGCTCACATTCTGTATTTATGCGTATTTCACAGTTTTCATGGAAACGCATAAGTGCATGTATTATTGCCTGCAGTGCCGCCTGATTCTCTGTAACATTTTCAAGCGTGCCCTTGCCGTTTCTAATGAACTCTTTGCCATTAATAACTATCTTTAAGACATACATGTATGCTACATGCTTACGGACTGCTGGTCCTCTAGCTGTCGTTTGGATGTATATATCTACCTTTTGCATCTCTTTTTCTCCAATCCCGGAGTCTTGCTGTTATATAAAACATGCCATTTACTCCGTTGTAATACACCTGTGATTCCAGAAGAGAATATTCCGGATGCCAGGCTTGTATCTCTGCTTCCCTTGCAGCCTTATCTCTTACAAATGTGTCTATATATTTGCTTACAGGAACATACCGCCCATTTCCGCCTTTTCTCTTAGAACGGACCTTACGAACTCTGAACTGTCTAAGTCCTGTAGAGCAGTTCCACCGCTTCTCATTTTTCTGTCGGTGCTTGTCCTTTGTTATGTACTTTGCCATTCCTACAAGACCATAAGCATCTTCCTCAAGTCGCTTTGACTGGGAACGCTCTCCCAGCTTCCACAACTTCTCACATACATCTCTGTCAAGAAGCCCATCCATAATGACGTGATGATGCCAGCGTATCTTTGCGTCAGGATCATGTTCTGTAACATATATGTACTTGGCTTTAGGCAGACCTAACTTCTTGCGTCTGTAATTAATCCGCCGGATGTAATTAGTCATATTTTTTACAGCCTCATCCCAGCAAGCTGGCTCATTCCCTTCTGCATATGTAAGCGTCATCCATATATCATCATTTGTGAAATTCTCTATAATCAGTCTTCCACAATATTTAATGGCATTCTTATTGTTCAGGTTTCTTTGAGTTTCTTTATCCTTAATCCTTCCTTCTTCCGGAATGTCCTCTTTCCTGGTGAACTCTGGATATATTTCTATCTCAAGCTGATTACCTGCCCGAATCTCCTTACATGTGTAGACACACCTGTATTTGGTCTTCAGCATGTACTCCATGAAGACCTCATTCATATCTTCTACAGATTTATCAATTGCCGCTTCATAGTCATAGGGAATGTACCTTGTACCTCTTCTTTTCATGTACACCCCTTTTAATAATCTTTTTCGCAGACTTGTTAATATTCATTACAAGCCCAAGAAAAAAGACCATTTTATTAATTTTTTGTTGATGTACTCGAACATTTCTGATACAATAATATTGTTATATTTGCAGAGCATTTAATGTTCTAAGTACTGAGCCGCCGGTCCAGCGGCTCTTTTTATATGGTTGGAAGCCTGTAAGCTCCTTCCGGCACAAAGCTGAATATCTCCAACAATCTCAACCTTGTGTACCATTTAGCAGCCAGCTCCGTGTTACCATTCCTAAGATTCTCATTAATTCTCTTGTTGTAAGATATTATTAAACCTACACGCCGCATATTATCCTCCTTTCCTAAATTACAATATTCTTTGGTTCATTCGGATTCGTTAAATCCTTTCCCTCATTATCCCTGAAGAATCTTTCAAGCTCTGACTTTCTTATTCTTGTATGAGGGATTTTAAGCACCCTTATCTGATTTGCGTTGATAAGTGTATAAACATACTGTTTAGAAGCTCGCATGATTGTTGCCACTTCCTCCACTGTATACACCATATCCTCCGGCTCTCTCTTTATTGTTGCTATCTTCATAAGCTTGCTCCTTTCCTTAATCTATTTCCTCTTAGGTTCATGGCATAACACCAATATTGTTATGCAGATAATTGCTGTTATCGCTATTGCTGTATAATTCATTTACTTCTCCTTCATCTTCACCCAGTCTTCTACATCTTTCTGTGTCATCTTCATAGGAGCAAGCTTGGCTCCCCAGTATTCCGACTCTACTGTTACAACCTCAATATTTTCTTCCTGCATATACCGGAGTAAATCTTCCGGTCTGCCAAAATTGGCATGTTCAGTTCTTATAATCATTGCCTGCTCCTTTCTTGGTATTTAAAGCATTACCATTACTAGCACAGCTATTGAAAAATATATTGAGAAGTTAGGATGTCTCTCTCTGAATGGTATCCTTATAACTTCATAATGCTTAATACCTGATACTTTCATTTTCTTTATAGCTGATAACGTCTGAATAAATATCTTTGTTCTCTCTTCCATAAATGGTTCATAACTGCGAATTATATATTTGTAGGTTTTATGCTCAATTACTCTCTCACCTCCTCAAATAGTTAAATTTCCAAATATGTGATATAATCTGCTCAT